GTTCTAAAACCAAGATGCAACATAGCAAGAGTGGCACGCACTACAGGAACGTCTTTAGGAAACTTTTTTGCGTGTTCTAAAAGTGCAAATTGAAACTCCCCTGCCTTAAGATGATTAAAAGCAAACTTTGCTGATCTTGCTCCCGGCTTGGAATCAAGTATTACAGTCTCTGTTAGCTTAGGTATTCCATTAGATTTATAATGACTTAAGCTGTCCCCCGAAGTACGATTTACTTGGCTTTGAATGTTTGCTTCTATTCCTTTAAATAAAGAATAGTATTTTCTTTTGACTCCTACGCTGTCCGTTTGATCATAAACTTTCATTAAGGGGTTTAGTTCGTCATCCGTTGAAGCTTCTAAAAAATCAATAACGGGCTTGTTCATAAATTCTTTTATGAAAGGCTTGGCATTAAAAGAAGCCCTGTGAGCAGCCCCTTTAAACTTAGGCTTTGTTTTTAAAGTCTCTTCAATGTACATATCTACAACTTCAGATAAAGTAGTAGTGTTTATATTAAACTTTTTTTGTATTAGGGTGAACTTGCCGCCACCACCTGTAGGACTTGCCATTATTTAATATCCAAATGTTTCATTTTGTACTTGATAGACCTGAGCCTTGATGCCATTAAGCGTTTGATGAATCGAAGCATAACCTGTCATTCTTGTCATTAACATATATCTTAACGCATCGTATGCGTGATCTTCAGCTTTTGTATCTACGTCTTCGCTGTTAGTCTTGGAAAGAGGAATTGCTGCCAACTGCTTGACAGTGTTGCTACAAGTCGAAAACACTCGTAGTCTTGGTTCATTTGTTCTTGGGTCATCAGCTAGCCTACGATGTATTTCCATCTTGCCTTGTATTCGGTTACGATCAGATGGTGTCCAACGGACTCCTGATCTCATCATTGTTTCTGCTATGGAAGGTCCGAACCCCGTCTTGTTCCAACAAGAAGCATCGAGTACGGTGTAGTGAGGTAAAGGGTCTAGCTGCTCTGCTTCTAGTATTCTATCAGCTAATTGCTCTGCTGTCAACTGTTTTACATATAATTCCCGATAAATCCATATATTATTATCCCAGTCAATAGCACCCCATAGCACACAAGAAGGACTTGCGTAGCCATAGTCAGCCGCCCGTATTCGGGGCCAGTTGGTTGGTAACTCAAAACTCTCCACAACATGTTTAGCCCTCACAAACTCTGGGAAGGCACAGCCATCGGCTACATCCCAATCCCCATCCAGTAATCTCTTCCGTTCTATCTCTGGCAATGAACGAAGCATTGATTCGTATTGCCCGTCTGCCATAAGGTAAGGATTGTCCGTTAATCGTGCAGGTATGAACCTGCGATAGAACAATGGTTGACCTTCCTTTTCGTGACCTTGCGGCCAGTAGAACGGTTTGCCTGTTTCGACATCTGATGCAGGAAACGGTTTGTTGTGTTCCCCCATATCGATGTACATCTTCTTAATCCACCATCCACCTATTCCACCCGGATTGGCAGTACACCTCATATACAAACTTTTTTGTAGTTCGGGGTCTGTACTTCTCAATCTTGATCTTAGGTAGTCCCACACATAAGGTGTCGGGTATTGTGTTATCTCGTCTATCCCTATCCAATTGAAAGCCTGTCCTTGAAATCGGGTCACATCTTTGTCTTTGTCTAAGTACGTAAACCAGATCGTTGCTCCCGAAGGGAAATGCCACGTTGACTTTGACTCCCTGAACTTAGCTCCGGGAAACGCCTTTGGATAAAGCTGTCGTGACTTATCTATTAATTCAGTAAGTTCATCAAGAGTACGCCTGAGAAGAAGACCCCTATGATTACCATTAACGCAGTAGCGAAGTGGATCTGCCAATAAGGCGAAAGATTTTCCCCCACCAGCAGCACCTCCATAGAGAACATCTCTTTCACTAGACGACAGAAACTCCTCTTGAGGTCCTTCATTCGGTTGGAAAACGATTTCACGATTGCCCACAAGCTCTTGGACAGGTGGAGGAAGTGATGCCAACTCGCCTGTATCGATAATGGTGGTTGCATCTCCCTTAAGAGCTTTCTCAACGTTGTTAACTTTTTCTTCAAGCTTTCTAGCATATCTTCTTTTACTCTCTGCTACCTTTGTTGTTTTCTCTGCACGTTTCTTTGCATCACGTAATCTCTTCTGCGTCTGTCGTCTTGCTTTCTCTGCAGTTGACAGGAAGTAAGAGGATGTAGGTGCGTCAGGGTCTTTCTTTGGGCGACCTCTCTTTGGTGCATCAGTCAATTGTTTACTTTACGTGTGCCTGAACCTTTTCCATATATTTTTATATTGGAAGGAATTTGTGTATCCTGATTATTTATTTTTTTTTGTGCATTTCTTATTTGATCAACAGATAACGTAGAACCCGTCTTAACTTTTTCAGCTTTCATCTTGGCTAACATAGCTTCAAGTTCTGCTGTTGTCATTTTAGAATAATCAGCCATCTATAATTACCTCTTTCTTTGGTGGAAGCAGAACAATACCATGAACTGCCTGCACGTTTACGTTAGTTGTCTCTTGTTTTCCCAAGCCAACCCTGTTTAACAGCGATTCTGCAGCCCTGAAGCGTAGGTCGTCACCTCTTTCGGGTACTGGGTTGTCTATTGTGCTTACTATCCGTGTAGCAGCCTTAAAAGCGTGCATAGACAGTACGTTCTTTGTGCGATTGATTATCTCATCAGCTAAACTGGTCTTTAACCACGTTACGCTGCCCTTAGAGTAGCCTGCAGTCAGTGCTGCATCGGTTACATTGCCACCATTCTCAAACAGATTGGTTAGGAAGTTCTCTTGTTGGGGGGATATATCACGTGAATTGTTTGTTTGTGGCAGTAGATTGGTCACAACGGTATCCTTTAGGGTAGGAGTATGGTCTGTAGTCAGGTAATTCCTGAACTATCTCTACCACTCTTACTTTACATCTATGTTCTGTGGCATAAGGACCTCGTGTATCATGGACTTCTTCACAGTTTCCATATACTTCGGGTAGTCCTAGCGTACATATCAGTACAAATGCTTCAAACATAGGTTATCTCTTGTTGAAAGATGTCAAGGACATTAAGCTTGAGCCAAAGCACGGTTGATTGATGTGATTGCTGCTGCCCGAAACTAGCCTTGATACCACAAGTATACTAATTAAGTACAAGTATGTCAACTATATAGTAAATAAAAAATTTATACAGAGATAGTTGTTGACAAATCCGATAAGAACGATATAATCGGAGTATACACGCCGGGATACACACAGTATTACCCCTATACTACAGGGACACCCATAGGGACACCCACAAGGACACCCTAAGGGATGCGAATAGTCTGTACAAGTAACCCATTCCAGTAAAAATATGGCGACATTGCTAACGTATACGGGGGGGTCCCCAGTGTCCCTTACCACCCCTACAAGCCATCATTTATGTGTTTTACCTTCATTGATACCATAGGATAAAAGACAGACTGTAAAACCCCGCAGATAGTCCAAAGGTTAAGCTCTACGGGATATCCTATTGCATGACGTGTAAACCCTTTTAATTCAGGTGCGATTAATCATACTGATAACACCCAATAAAGGTTTATCTTGACTACCATTGCGAGCAATAACCCAAACAACCAAATGGCTTGAACCTGAGCAATACCAAAGGTTTGAGTATTATTTGTACCAACACACAAAAAAGCCCCCTAGAAACTAATCTAAGAGGCTTTGAATGATCTTTTATTGACTGAAGGTTATCTATATTTTGACATACACCCGTTTAAGTCTGTTAATAAATAAGTCCCATTGTCTATCTTCTCTTTAGTCTCTTTTGTATTTTCGCCAAGAAATACTTTTCTATATCTTGACGTTGTATTTGAATAATCCCATCTATCGCAATCAACTAGAACCTTTCCACAAAACGTCTTAATTGCTATAATACTTTCATAACTCTGAAAGATTGTATCACCATTCTCAATAGTAATAACAAACTGATTAGCAATTGCTTTACCTGATCTTGAACTAGTAAAGTTCTTAACCATTGCACAATAAACCTTATCACCATTTGCTTCAACCCAAGCATCGCCTTGAACTGCTAGTCTTTCTTTATTGAATTGTAATGTCATTTTAACTTCTCC